AAAACCAGTTACAGATTTATTTAAAAGCTTATCTGATACAATAGAATTATATGTATTAAAATCTTGGAATAAATTTACTAATTTATTAGATGCTGGTATTCAAAAATATAAACAATTTAAATCATTAGTTACTGGACAACCTTTAGAAGTTCCTGTTGTAGTTCCACAAAATCAACAACAAGAATATCAAATAACTCCACCTGAAATTAAAAAACAAGAATTAACATTCTTAGATGAGATAGCTAAAAAATTTGGAATATTAATTTCATCTTCTAAAACTTTATCAGATAATATTGCCGAAGGAATGGTTAAAACAATAGGAGACTTTTCAAGAGGAATAGCTGAATCTGTTGTTTTGGGAAAATCATTACAAACAACTTTTAAAGGTATTGCACAAACAATTTTAATAGATTTAATAACTTCACAATTAAAAGAAATAGGTGTGTTAATTACTAAGTTAGCATTAGTAAAAGCGATAGCATTTTATAATTCAATGGGAAGTAGTGGTAGCAATAGCTTCTTAGGTAGTTTAGTAAAACTTGGTGCTAGTGCGTTTGGTGGTGGTGGCATGACTCCTATTGACACTTCAGTAGTCTCTCCATTCGCAGAAGGTGGTTCAGTAAGAGGTGGTATGCCGATCACAGTTGGAGAACGTGGTAGAGAAATGTTTATTCCTTCTTCAAATGGAACTATTGTGCCTAATCACGATATGGGTAATGGAATGAATATTAATTTTAATATTCAAGCAAATGATGTTAGAGGTATTAAAGAATTATTAATTGATAACAGAGCAACTATAATTAACTTAGTTAATCAGGGTGCTAATCAAAAAGGAAAATCTAATATAGTATGAGTGGAACATTCCCATCAAGCCCAGCACCTAGAGATGTAGCTATTAGTTCTAATCAAAATACTATTGTAACTACAACTGCTTCTGGCAGACGACAAGCTAGACAAATAGACGGACAAAGATTTAGATTAAGAGTTAGATTCCCAATTATGACTAGAGCAGAATTTGCACCTATTAATGCTTTTGTTATGAAACAAAGATCACAAATGGAATCATTCCAATATGTGCCACCAACAATAGATGATGCTCTTGGAGTTGCTTCAGGAGTTATATCTGTAAATGGTGCTATTAGTGCAGGAGTTACTTCTGTTGCAATAGATGGTATGGCAAACAGTACATCAGGAGTTTTTAAAGCTGGAGATTATTTTAGATTTACTGGTCAAACAAAAGTTTATATGGTTATGTCAGATGTATCATCTAATGGTTCTGGTCAAGGAACATTAACATTTGAACCACCATTAAGAGCAAACGTAGCTGACAATGCAGTTCTAATTTATTCTAATGTAGATTTTACAGTTGGACTTACTGGAGATATTCAAGAATTTAATATTAGCACAGAAAATTATTTCCAATACGAAATTGATCTTATAGAGGTACTGTAATGACAAGATCATTAAGTGCTGGAGTTATAGCCGAGATAGCAACTAATAAATTAAACCCAGTTGAACTTGTTTACTTAGGTATTAGTACTGGAACATATTACACAGATCATTATAAAAATTTAAGTTATGATGGCAATACTTATACAGCTTCATCTTTATTCTTAGGAAGTTCTGAAGTTCAAGAAAATGCTGATGTTGCAGTAAATACATTATCACTTAAATTTTCAGGTGCAGATACTACAATAATTTCTTTGTTGCTTAACAATAATTACATGAACAAACCTGCAAAAGTATATAGAGGTTTTTTAAATGATAGTCAGGCACTTATAGCAGACCCATTTCTTTTATTTGACGGAAGAATATCTAGTTTTACTTTAGAAGAAGATGCAACCACTTCATCTGTAAATATTATCATAGCTTCACATTGGGCAGATTTTGAAAAGATTTCAGGAAGAAGAACTGCTGAGAACTCACAGAAACTATTTTTTCCAAATGATAAAGGAATGGAATATGCAAGTCAAACAGCTAAAAAAATTAAATGGGGTTCTGCATAATGAATGATCTATATAGAACAATACATTTATTTAGACAGTTTCCTAAATACGATAAATTTAATTATGCAGAATTAGTCAAAGCAATTACTCCATCAATAAACTTAGACCAATATCAAATACACAGAATTGGCAATCAAGATGTTGGTTTTACTAATTGGGCATACCTAAGTGATAATGTTGAACAAAGATTTTTATTTACTAAAAAATTAAAAGATAACGAGTGGAACTGTGGAAATAATATTTGGGTAATGAATGTATTAGCAAAGAGTAATTGTTTGCAAATTATGAAATGGGTTAAGAATTATTTTAGAGATAAGATTGAAGTTAATGAATCAGTTAAATGGGTAAGAGAAGATAATAACTTTAATATTTATAGGAAGTCAGAAAAATTTAAGAGGGAGTTTCACGTTTAATGGTTAAAGGTGCAATAGTATCAGCAATAATTCAGTTTGTTATAACTACTGCTATAAGTTATTTAATTTCTCCAAAACCAAAAGCACCTAGACAAAGTTCACAAGACGAAGCAAAAGGAGTTACTGTAAGTAAAGATTCTAACAACAATGCTATTCCTATTGTTTATGGAAAAAGACAAGTAGGTTTAACTAGGGTATTTGTTGAGAGTTCTGGTTCAGCTAATGAATATCTTTATGTCGCTGGAATTCTTGGCGAAGGTGGGGGTGGGGGAATTACAGCAATAGATGAAGTTTACGTTGATGACAAACTAGTAACTTGGAGTGGTTCATTAACTGACGGAACAGTAAGAACAGTAAATAGTTCTGACACTAATTTTTATAAAGGCGAATCTTTAATATCTATTCAACCATTTTTTGGATTAGATAGTCAATCAGCTTCTTCTTTACTTGATGAAACAACTAACTGGACATCAAATCATAAACTATCTGGTCTTGCTTATGTTGCTTTAAGGTTTAAATGGAATCAAGATGCTTTTAATGGACTACCAGAAGTTAGAGTAACTTTAAGAGGTAAAAAAATATACGACCCTAGATTAGACACAACTAAAGGTGGTTCAGGTTCTCATAGACAAGATACAGCTTCTACTTGGGCTTATTCTTCAAACTCATCATTAATACTTTTAGATTATTTAAGAAACACTAGATATGGAAAAGGATTACCTAATGATTCTTTTGAAACTAATTATGATTCATTTAAAACTTCTGCAAATACTTGCGACACACAAGTAACTCCTTATTCTGGTGCAAGTACAATTAATTTATTTGAAACAAATGCAGTATTAGATAGTGAGAAAAAAGTATTAGAGAATGTAAGAGAACTCTTAGTTCCTATGAGAGCAATCTTTAATTATACACAAGGTAAATATAAAATTATTATTGAAGGTTCAGGTGCATCACAATTATTATTAACTAAAGATAATGTTGTAAGCGAAGTTAAATTACAAGGTGAAAGCAAATCAGAAAAGTATAATCGTGTAGTTGGTACATATACAAACCCAGATAAAGATTATCAATCAGATACAGTTTCATATCCACCATTTAATGACGCACACTTAGATTCAGCAGATAGACACGCAACAATGCTTACTGAAGATAATGAAACTTTATTAGAGAGAAGTTTTGATATGTTGCAAGTAACTTCGCCTTATCAAGCTGAAGAAATTTGCGAGAACATATTAAAGAGATCAAGAAACAATTTAAAAGCAGAAGTAACAGTAACTTCAGAAGGACTTAATTTATCTATTGGAGATATAGTTACAGCTACATACGATACAGCAGGATTTAGTGTTAAGCCATTTAGAGTTATGTCTTTAGCTATCAATTCAGATTCAACAGTAACTCTAGGAATTGAGGAACACCAAGATTCGTTTTATGACTATGAGAATAAATTAGAAGCACCAATAATAGCTGATACTGTATTACCTAATCCATTTTCTGTTACTGCACCAGTTTCAGTTACGTTATCAGATCAATTAATAGAATACTCAGATGGAGTTGTCATTACTGCTTTAGATGTAACTATTGGTGCATCATTAGATAACTTCGTGGACTTCTATCAAGTTGAATACAAATTAAGCACAGAGACTAATTATATTATTCATGGACAAGGAACAGGACTTACTCAAAGAATATTAAATGTTAAAGACGGATTTCTTTATAACGTAAGAGTTAAAGCTGTAAATACTTTAGGAGTATCTTCTACTTATACTTCTGCATCAAGAACTATTATTGGTGGTATTGCTTCACCTGCTGATGTTGAAGATTTTTCTTGTAATATTATTGGAAGTGATGCTCATTTATCTTGGACACAAATACCTGATTTAGATTTAGCTTACTACGCAATTAGATTTTCTACATTAACAAGTGGTGCTTCTTGGGGTAACTCAGTTTCTTTAGTTGAAAAGGTAGCAAGACCAGCAACCAGTATTACTGTCCCTGCAAGAGTGGGTTCTTATTTAATTAAAGCAGTTGATAAATCTGGCAACTTATCTGCTAATGAAACAATTATTGCGACTAACATAAGCACAATAGGAAATTTTAATGCTGTTGCAACACAAACTGAATCACCTACATTCTCAGGAACTAAATTTCAAACATTAGTATCTGACGGAACTTTAAGATTAGATTCATCAGAACTTTTTGATAGTGCAACTGGCAATTTTGATTCTGGTACTTCATTCTTTGATTCTGGTCTTACTTCTTTTGATTTATATTCTAGTGGAAATTATGTATT